CCTCCGTTTGCAGAACCGCGAAATCAACAGGGGGAGTCGGTCCATGGTTGACGGCATCGATGTCGCCGGACTGGACCTGGCCGACCTCGCCGCCGACGACTTCGCCGACATGGCCGACTTCGAAACGCTCGGCGAGCCGCCCGCACGCCGCCGCAAGCAGCGCTTGTCCGAAGCCCGCGCCGTGCGCACGCGCAACCGCATCAGCGTGCGCCGCGCCAAGAGCGAGGCCCAGCTGCTCGACCTGCTGCCGCCGTTTGTCGAGGACGGCGACACCTGGCACGTCGTCAGCGGCGGCGACGTGGACAGCCTGAGCTTCCTGCAGCACCTGATGGCCTGCGAGCCGTGGCAGTACCTGATGGTGAGCACCTGGTGCATGGCCATGCAGGACGTGGAGCAGATCGCCTCCTGGCTGGCCGCCGGCCGCCTGTGCTGGGTCGACGCCTACACCGGCGAGATCCTGCCGAGCCAGTACCCGACCGTGCACGAAGCGCTGTGCACCGCGGTGCGCCGCCATCAGGGCCGCGTCGCGACCTTCCGCAACCACTCCAAGGTGATGCTGCTGGGCAACCGCGACACCGGCCGCTTCGTCGTGGTCGAGTCCAGCGCCAACCTCAACACCAACCCGCGCACCGAGCAGACGGCGGTGACGGCCGACGCGGGCCTGTTCCACTTCTACGCCGACTTCTTCGACGGCATCCAGTCGTTCAACGCCAACTTCAGCAGCTGGGCGCCCTGGCGTGCGGCTGCCGTGCAGGTGCAGTGATGGGCCGCCCGGCAAAACCCACCGCGCTGAAGCTGGTCAACGGCAACCCCGGCAAGCGGGCGTTGAACGGCAAAGAGCCCGAGCCCGACCTGCTGCAGGACCTGGCGCCGCCGCCGCACCTGGCCGCACCCGTGGCCGCCGTCTGGAACCAGCTCGCACCCCAGCTGCGCAAGGCGCAGATCCTGACCGCCATCGACACGCCAGCCCTGGAAATCGCCTGCGACGCCATCGCCGTCTTCCGCCTGGCCATGGAGAAGACCGCCGACGGCAAGGTGCTGGTGAAGAACGCCGAGACCGGCAACGTCAGCCTGTCGCCGTGGGAGATGGTCAAGAGCATGTCGGCCAAGCGCGCCCTGGCCGTGCTGCGCGAGTTCGGCGCCACGCCCGCGGCCCGCAGCAAGGTGATGGTCGACCCGCAGGGCGACATGTTCGGCGGCGCCCAGGCCAACGGGCCGGATCGGTTCTTCCGGTGACGAACGTCGACGCACCCGTCAAGCGCGCCCGCAAGCGTGCCAACGACAAGCCGCCCACGGTCGACCGCGCCACGCAGTACGCGCACCGCGTGCTGCTGGGCGAGATCATCGCCGGCCCGCACGTGCGCGACGCCGCCGCGCGCCACTTGCGCGATCTGACCGAAGCACCAGCGCGCAATCTGCGCTGGAACATCGAGGCCGCGACGTGGGCCATCGCCTTCTTCGAAGAGACGCTGTGCCTGAACGGCGGTGCCTACGAAGGCCAGCCATTCCTGCTCGACGACTGGCAAGCCTTCATCGTCGGCAGCATCTACGGCTGGCAGCGCTTCGACGCGCAGCTGAACGGCTGGGTACGGCGCTTCCGCGTGGCCTACGTCGAGACCGCCAAGGGCAGCGGCAAGAGCCCGCTGGCCGCCGGCGTCGGCATGTACGGGCTGACCGCCGACGGCGAAGCCCGCGCCGAGATCTACGCCGCCGCCACCAAGCGTGACCAGGCCATGATCCTGTTCCGCGATGCTGTGGCCATGCGCCAGCACAGTCCGGCGCTGCAGCAGCGGCTGATGACCAGCGGCACCGGTGAAAACGTCTGGAACCTCGCCTACACCGCCACCGGCAGCTTCTTCCGCCCGATCAGCGCCGACGACGGCGCCAGCGGCCCGCGGCCGCACGTGGCCTTGCTCGACGAAGTGCACGAGCACAAGACCGCCCAGGTGGTCGAGATGCTGCGCGCCGGCACCAAGAGCCGCCGCCAGGCGCTGATCTTCATGATCACCAACAGCGGCGCCGGCAAGACCACACCCTGCGGCATCTACCACGACTACGGCTGCGAAGTGGCCGCTGGCAAGCGCGTCGACGATGCCTTCTTTGCGTTCGTGTGCGGCATCGACGAAGGCGACGACCCGCTGCTCGATGAAAGCTGCTGGCCGAAAGCCAACCCCAGCCTGCAGCACCGCAACCTGCCGGGCCTGCAGTACCTGCGCGAACAGGTGACCGAGGCGCGCGGCATGCCGGCCAAGGAGGCGCTGGTCCGGCGCCTAAACTTCTGCCAGTGGACGGCCGCCCTGAACCCCTGGCTCAGTGGTCACGTCTGGGATCCGTGCCAGCAGGACTTCATGCTGGAGCAGCTGCGCGGCCGCCGCGCCTACGCCGGCCTGGACCTGTCCAGCACCACCGACCTGACCGCCCTGGTGCTGCTTGTTGAGCCCGACAACAGCGGCGACCCGTGGCTGATCCTGCCCTGGTGCTGGCTGCCGACCGAGGGCCTGGAAGACCGAATCAAGCGCGACCGCGTCGACTACCGCGCCTGGGCCGACGCCGGCCACCTGGAGCTGACGCCCGGCCGCGCCATCAGCAAGCGCCACGTGCTGCAACGCCTCGTTCAGATCGCCGGCCAGTTCGAGATCGTGTCCGTGGCCTACGACCGCTGGCGCATGGCCGACCTAGTGCAGATGGCCAGCGACGAAGGGCTGACGCTGCCGCCGCTGGTCGAGTTCGGCCAGGGCTACAAGGACATGAGCCCGGCCATCGAAGCCTTCGAGACCGCCATCCTGAACCGCACCGTGGCGCACAACGCCCACCCGGTGCTGACCTGGTGCGCGGCCAACGCGGTCACCACCAGCGACCCCGCGGGCAATCGCAAACTCGACAAGGTCAAGGCTACCGGCCGCATCGACCTGATCGTGGCCGCCGTCATGGCCTACGGCTGCGTCGTGCGCGCCGACGAGATGCCGGTGCTTGACTCGACTTGGGAACCGCTGATCGTATGAACCGCAAGACCTACGACATCGCGATGGCCACGGGCCTGCTGAGCCTGACCGCCGGCATCGCCGCACTGGCCGGCCCGGCCTGGGCCGCCGTCGGCTTCGGCTGCGGGCTGATCACATTGACCATCGCCGGCACGCTGCTCGGCGGCAAGGGCTGACGCATGTTCCTGTCGCTGTTCCGCGCTGGCGCTGACCGATCGCCCTGGGGCGACTTCTGGTTCGAGCCCGTCAGCCGCTCGACCGGCTCCGGCATGCGCGTCAGTCCCGACACCGCGCTCTCGCTGACCGCCGTCTACGCCTGCGTGCGCGTGCGTGCCGAAAGCTTCGCGCTGCTGCCGTTCCGCATGTACCGCCGCGGCATCGACGGCCAGCGCAAGGCCGTCACCGACCACTGGCTGTACCGCCTGATGGCCAAGCGGCCCAACCGCTGGCAGACGCCCTTCGAGTTCCGCGAGATGCTGCAGGGCCACCTGGACCTGCGCGGCAATGCCTTCTGCCAGATCATCGACGACGGCGCCGGCGGTATCGCCGAGCTTCTGCCGATGCACCCTGACCGCATCACCGTCGAGATGGTCGACGGCCAGGACTACCGCTACCGCTACACCCGGGCCGACGGCAGCCGCCAGGTGTTCCGCCGCGACCAGGTGTGGCACCTGCGCGGCCTGAGCGGCGACGGAGTCGTCGGCTTCAACCCGATCGAGCTTGCCCGCGAGTCCATCGGCGAAGCGCTGCAGTACCAGGCTTACAGCAGCCGCTTCTTCGCCAACAACGCCACCCCGCCAATCTGGATCAAGTACCCCGGCAAGATGGCCGACAAAGCGACCCGCGAAAGCGTGCGCGAGACCCTGCAGGCCGGCCAGACCGGCATGAACCGCGGCAAGCTCATGGTGCTGGACCAGGGTATGGAGCTGCAGGCCGTGTCGGTGAACCTGAAAGACCTGCAGTTCCTCGAAGCGCGCCAGATGAAGGTGCCCGAGATCGCGCGCCTCTTCCGCGTACCGCCGCACAAGATCGGCGACCTGAGCAAGGCGACATTCAGCAACATCGAGCAGCAAAGCATCGAGTTCTGGCAGGACGCCATGCAGCCGACGGCCGAGCGCTGGGAAGCCAGCATCGAATGCCAGCTGCTGGGTGACGACAGCATCGATGTCGAGTTCGACATGCGTGCCCAGATGCGCGGCGACAGCGCGGCCCGCGCGCAGTACCTGCACAACCTGGTGCTGGACGGCATCCTGACCCGCAACGAGGCCCGCGAGATCGAAGGCTTCGACCGCATCGAAGGCCTGGACGAGCCGCTGGTGCCGACCAACGAGCGCGAGCTAAGCGACCCGGACCCGAACGGTGAGGCCGGTGCCGGTGAGACGCTGCCCGACGCCACGCCGCCGGCAAATGACGAAGACGCAGCTGCCCAGCAGAACCGCTTGCGCGCCGTCCTGATCGGCAACGCCGATCGCATGGCGCGCCGCATCGCCGCGGGCGACTGGCCAGCCGACCAGGTGTTGTCCGACGCGCTGGCCCTGCCGCTGGCGGACGCCGGCCGCCTGCAGGCGCTGGCGCAGGCCCAGGGCTGGGCCGGCGCCGAGCGGCACATCGTGGCTACGCACCTGCTGGGCATCGCACTGAAAGGCACCGCATGACCACCCACCACTTCCTGGCCGAATGCCTGACCACACCCTGGGCGCTGCAGCGCGAGCGCCTGTCGGCCTACGCCGCCATCCTGGCCCGCCGCTACGCCGGCCAGGTCAAGGCCGGCGAAGACGCCACCACGCACCCGGAGAACCGCGGCGCCGATGTCCAGGCCGCCACCCAACGCACCGGCAACGCCCGCACCGGCAGCATCGCCGTTGTACCGGTGCTGGGCCCGATCACGCAGCGCGCGTCGATGATGAGCCTGTGCGACGGCGGCACCAGCACCCAGGCCATCAGCAAGGCGCTGCGCGAAGCCAACGCCGATGAATCCATCGGCGCCATCCTGCTCGACATCGACAGCCCAGGTGGCAGCGTCTACGGCGTGGCCGAGCTGGCCGCCGAGATCCGCGCCAGCGCCAAGCCGGTGACGGCCATCGCCAACAGCCTGGCCGCCAGCGCGGCCTACTGGATCGGCACGGCCGCCGCCGAGTTCTACGTCACCCCGGGCGGTGAGGTCGGCAGCATCGGCGTCTGGATGGCGCACGAGGACTGGAGCAAGGCGCTGGCAGAGCAGGGCGTCGGCGTCACGCTGATCAGCGCCGGCAAATTCAAGGTCGAGGGCAACCCCTACGGCCCGCTGGACGCCGACGCGCAGGCCTTCATGCAGTCCCGCGTCGACGACTACTACGGTGCCTTCACGCGCGACGTGGCCAAGGGCCGCAGGGTCAGCGTCGACGCCGTGCGCGGCGGCATGGGCCAGGGCCGGGTGCTCGGCGCCACCCAGGCCGTCGACGAGAAGATGGTCGACGGCGTGATGACCTTCGACGCTGTGATCAGCCAGATGCAGCGCGCCATGCGCGCCCGCAGCCAGCCCGCCAGCCGCGCCGCGCAGCGGCAGGCCACCCTGCAACTGCTCGAACTGGAGTAGCACCACCATCCCCGGGCCCAGCACAGCCCAGCCGCCGCCGGTCCGTCGACCGACAGCGGCCGGCCCGACGGCCGATGTGCACCGCAACCAGCCCGCTCCGGCGGGCTTTTTCACGTCCAACCCCTGGAGATTTCAACCATGAAGACCCGTTCCCTGTTTGCCCTGGCGGCTGTCGCTGCCCTGGCGCTCTGCGGTGCCGCGTTCGCTGCGGCGCCCGATGTGACCACCGGCCACCTGATGCTGGCTCTGTTCCAGCACGCCGATGTCGGCCAGCTGCTGCTGGCCGTCGCCCCGGTGGCCCTGCCGGCGACTGCCATTCGTGCGCTGAAGGCGCGCAAGGCCGAAGCGCTGAAGGCTGCCACCGAGCTGGCCGCCATCACCGACCGCGACCTGACCGACGACGAACGCAAGGCGCTCGACGGCCACATGGCCAGCATCAAGAGCCTGAACGCGCAGATCGAGACCGCCGAAGCGCTGGCCAACGAAGCCGCGGGCCTGGGCGATGTGGAGATCGCCGCGGCCGCCACCATCACGGTGACCGAGAACCTGGCCAACGACCCGCAGCGCGGCTTCAAGTCGTTCGGCGAGTTCGCCCAGCAGGTCGCCGCCTCGGCGCGCGAAGGCCGCGCCGTTGACCGCCGCCTCACCATCGGCGCCGCAGCGCCTGGCACGGCCGGCAACGAGGGCGTCGGTGCCGACGGTGGCTTCGCCGTGCCGCCGCAGTACAGCTCCGACATCTTCAAGCTGTCGCTGGGCGAGGGCTCGCTGATCCCGCTGACCGACAACACGGAGGTGACGGGCAACAGCATGGTCTTCCCGAAGACCGAACAGACCCCGTGGGGCACCAACGGCGTGCGCGCCTACTGGCAGAGCGAAGCCGCCGCGGCCAACGCGACCAAGCCGGCCTTGGGCACCCAGACGCTGCGTCTGCACAAGCTGATGGCCCTGGTGCCGCTGACCGACGAACTGGTGGCCGACACCAACGCGCTCGACAGCCTGATCCCGGCCCTGGTGGGCGACAGCATCCGCTGGAAGACCAACGAAGCGATCCTCTTCGGCAACGGCAACGGCCAACCGCTGGGCATCTTCAACTCGCCCGCGGCGATCTCGCAGGCGAAGGAAACGGGCCAGGCCACGCTGACGCTGGACCGGATGAACATCGCCAAGATGACTGCGCGCATGCCGTTCACCGACACGCTGTCGAAGCAGATCTGGATCATGAACAACGACGCCATGCCGTACCTGTGGACGCTGAACAGCAACAACCAGATCCTGTACCTGCCGTACGGCGGCGCCAACGGTGCGTTCCAGAACGCGCCGAACGGCACGCTGCTGGGCCGCAACGTGCTGACCTCGCAGCACGCGCCGACGTTCACCAGCGCAAACGACGTGATGCTGGCCGACATGAGTTACTACCGGACCATCACCAAGGCCGGCGGCATGCAGACCGCGACCTCACTGCACCTGTACTTCGATGCCGACGCACTGGCCTTCCGGGTCACGTTCCGCATCGACGGCTCGCCGAAGATCGCCGCGCCGATCAGCCCCGCCAAGGGCAGCACCCAGCTGTCGCCGTTCGTCGGCCTGCAGGCGCGCTGATCTCGCGCTGACCGCGCCCGCTCGCCGGGCGCATTCGCTTCAACACACCATCGGAGAACCGCATGTTCACCAATCAGAAGCCTTCCGAGGCGCTCGGCCTGCTGGCCACCATCGACCCGGTGTCGCAAGGCGCCGGCACCGTCACCACCGGCTGGGTCGACCAGTCGATGTACTTCGCCGTCATGGCCGTCATCCAGACCGGCGTGCTGGGCGCATCGGCCACGGTCGACGCCAAGATCCAGCAGGCGACCGACAACAGCGGCACCGGCGTCAAGGACGTGACCGGCAAGGCGATCACCCAGATCGTGAAAGCCAGCGGCGACAACAAGCAGGCGATCATCAACATGAAGGAGGCCGACCTCGATACCGAAGGCGGCTTCCGCTACGTGCGTCTGTCGATCACGGTCGGCACCGCCGCGTCGCTCGTCGCCGCGCAGCTGTACGGCGCGATCCCGCGCTTCATGCCGGCCAGCAACCAGGCCGGCACCGTCCAGGTGATTTGATCGCCCTGAGCGACAACGGCGCCGCGGCATCCGCTGCGGCGCCCATCTCATCCGTGAGCTGACCCACCATGCCGCTGCAGCAACTCGTCGCGCCCTCCGTCGAGCCGGTGACGCTGGCCGAAGCCAAGAACCACCTGCGCGTCGACGCCGACCTGACGGCCGACGATGCCCTGATCACAATGCTGATCGCGGCCGCCCGAGCCTACGCCGAGACCTACACCGGCCGCAGCTTCATCACGCAGCAGTGGCGCCTGGTGCTCGACAGCTTCCCCGGGCCGTCGCTGCTCGGCGTGCCGTTCGGCGTGCCGTACACGCTGCCAGGGCATGCCATCCTGCTGGAGCGCGCGCCGGTGGCCAGCGTCGACGGCATCACCTACCTGGCGATGGAGGGCAGCACACAGACGCTAGCGCCGTCGCAGTACGTGGCCGACCTGACCGGTCCGATCCCTCGCATCACGCCGATCTTCGGCGCCATCTGGCCGATCCCGCTGCCGCAGATCGGCGCCGTGCGCGTCGACTTCACAGCCGGCTTCGGCGCAACGCCAGCTGACGTGCCCGAAGGCATCTGCCAGTGGATCCTGATGCGCGTGTCGACGCTCTACGGCAACCGCGAAGAGGTCGCCATCCTCGGCCGCGGCAAGGTCGACCCGCTGCCCTATGTCGACAGCCTGCTCGATCCGTACCGCATCGTGATGGTCTGAGCGATGGCACACGCCCTGCGCAGCGGCGAGCTGAACCGCCGCATCACCATCCAGCAACGCGACAGCGAGCAGAACACGTTCGGCCAGCAGCTGCTGACCTGGAGCGATGTTCTGATCTGCTGGGCCGGCATCGAGCAGATGCAGGGCCGCGAACTGGAGATGGCGCAGGCCATCAATGCCGAAACCACACACCGCGTGACGATCCGCTACCGCGCGGGCATCACACCCGCCATGCGCGTGCTGTACCAGGGCCGCGTGCTGAACGTGCTGTCCGTGCTCGACATCGACACCGCCCACGTCGCGCTGCACCTCATGTGCAGCGGGGGCCTAAACCAGGGCTGACCATGACGCTTTCCGCCACTGCACTGGCCGCAATCTCCGCGGCCGCCGCCACTGCTTCCGCCGTCGGGCTGTCGGGTGGAACTCTCGAGCTGCTCGACGCTGGCGGATCTGTCCTCGCTTCAGCCAGCCTCGGCGTGCCGACCGCCGCGGGCGCAGTCGTGACCATGAGCGGCTACCCGCGCACGGTCATCGCCACCGGCGGCACCATCGCCAGCGCCCGCTACCGCACCAGCGCAGCCGCGGACTGGAAGACGGGCATGTCCGTCGGCCTTCCGGGCAGCGGCGCGCAGGTGATTGTTTCCTCGCTGACCGTGACCGGCGGCCAGCCCGTGACGATCGCCAGCGCCACCCTGACGCACGCTGCGTCCTGACATGCCCATCCCCACCACTGACAGCTACGCCGCCGCCAGCGGCACCTCGGTGTATGCCGGACGAGCTGCGCCAGCGACTCCGCCGGTGCTCACGGGCGCGATCTCCGTGACGGCCATCACCTCGTCGGGGTACACCTTCAGCTGGCCGACGGCAACCGGAGCGACGAGCTACCAGACGAGCATCGACGGTGGCGCCTCCTGGACTGCCACTACCAGCACCGCGCGCATCGTCACCGGGCGAACTGCCGGCGTGACAGACCAGTTGCGCGTGCGTGCCACCAACAGCGACGGCACCAGCGCCACACTGTCCGCCAACGCCACGCCGCAAGCCTCTGGGCCCTTCGCCTCGGTGACCTTCGACGGCGAAGCAGGCAGCGGCGCCGCGCCGCAAACCACCGCCGGACAGATCGTCGAATTCGCGCTGCACGGTAGCGGCGGGAACCCGCTTTACCAGGGCCTGAACTACACCGGCGTGCTGAATACCGACGAGGCATACCTCGGCAAAACCGGCTTCCGCTGGAACCTGATGACGGGCTACAACGAGCCGGCGTACCCCGGCGGCCCGACAACCCGCGCGGTCGTGGTGCAAGCTGAAGACAGCCTGACCGGCCTCTGGGGGACCGGTCGAATCGAAACGTTGTGGCTGGGCTGGATTGGAGGCGCGCACCCCGGCCTGATGGACCTCTGCACCGAACGGTGGCTCGACGGCGTGTATGCCTGGATGGATGCCAACCAGCCGAACTTCTCGACGACGCGTCGCATCCTGACCGGGGCCAGCATGGGCGGATGGGGCGGCATGACCTACGGTGCGCGCCGCCCCAACAAATTCGCCGCGCTGTACCTGCGCATGCCACGGTGGCAGTACTGCGAGCCGGCCGGCAACATCCAGCTCTTGACCTGGGGCGGTGGCATCCCGGCCATTCCCATCGGCTCTGCGCCGACGCTGACCAGCACCAGCGGTGGCGGCAGTTCAGCTGATCACCTGAACCTCATCACCTACGTGCAGGACACCAGCAAGCGCTTGCCGTGGATCGGTTGGACCATCGGTCGGCAAGACGGCTATGCCCCGTTCGCCGACCACGTTGCCGCGGTGGCTGCCATGCGAGCGGCCAAGCGCGGCTTCTGCTTCGCCTGGAACAACGGCATCCACGGCTCCGACCCGAGCATCAACGACATCTATGCCAGCTACCCGAAGGGCTTGTTCGAGTTGGGCCGGGGCTACCCGCTGTTCACCGACCACAGCCTCGATGCGGATCCGGCCGTCGATCTGGTGGGCGGCATCAACATCGGCCTGTCGTTCCGCAACGTGGTCGAGTCTTCGACGGGCTGGTCATGCCAGGTCACCAACATCAACGCGGCCTGCACCGTCAAGGTAGAGCCGATCAGCCAAGTGTTCACGACGCCCGTGGCAAAGCAGACCGTCTCCATCCCATCCGCCGGCACCTGGGTGTCGGTCTCGTTCAGCGCCTAACAAGACACAAGCATGGCCGTTCCATCACTCACCGGTTCGATCACGATCACGGGCCTGTCTTCCACGGGCTTCACGATGTCATGGCCGGCGGCGACCATCTCCAGTGGTTCGGTTCGCTACGACCTGTCGTTCAACGACGGCTTCAGCTATCCCGTCACGAACCTGAATGCAACGACGTTCGTCTTTCCCAGCGGCACGCCGGGCGCCACCTACAACCTGATCGTCAAAGCCAAGGACTCATCGACGGGCGAATTCGCGGATCCTGGGTCGATGCTGCGGCTGTCGCAGACCCTGCCTGCCGCCGACACCACCCCGCCCACCCTGAGCAGCCCGACCGGCACCAGCACGGGCGCGACCACCGCAACCGGCACCGTCAGCACCAATGAGGCGAACGGCACGCTGTACCGCCTGGTCTCGACCAACGCGACCGAGACCGCAGCGACGGTGAAAGCGGCCGCGCTGACGACAACGGTGACGGCGACTGGCACGCAATCGGTGAGCTTCAGCGGGCTGACCCCGAGCACCACCTACTACGCTCACTACGTCCACACCGATGCGGCGGGCAACGACTCCACGCGAGTGAGCAGCGCCAGCTTCACGACCAGCTCCAGCGCCGACACCACGCCACCGGTTCTGACCGGCGCCATCGCGGTCACCAACCTTGGCGGCAACAGCTTCACCGCCACGGTTCCGGTCGCCACCGATGCTGGTGGCGGCATCACCTACGACTACAGCACCGACGGGGGCACCACCTGGAGCGTGACAGGCTGGCCCACGCCGACCTACAACTTCACGGGCTTCGCGACAGGCGCCCTCGTGCAGCTGCGCGTGCGCGCCAAGGATGCGGCCGGCAACTACAGCACGCCGGTGCTGTCGTCGGCAGTCCAACTGTCGACCAGCCCGGACGCGCCTGCCACCATCACGACGCATCCGCAGTCGGCCAGTGTTGCGCCCGGCGCCACGGTCACGCTGACCTACGGCGCCTCCGGCTCGCCGGTGCCAACGCGAACCCTGCAGCGCAGCACCAACGGTGGGGTGACCTGGACCACGGTGAGCGGTGCCGGCACCACGAGCTACACGACACCGGCGCTGGCCAGCGGTGACAGCGGCACTCGATACCGCCTGGTGGCGACGAACGAAATCGCCAGCACCCTCTACACCGCCACATCAAACGAAGCAGTCATCACCGTGTCGGCTGGCACGGGCACGGCAACGGTCAACAACGTCAAGAATGGCAGTGGCACGCTGCTGACGACGACGCTGCCAAACGTTGTCGTGCTGCGGCGCAGCGACCGGGCCGTGCTTCTCGCGCTGACCAACCAGGCGGTGACAGCGGGCGTGCTGACGCTGAACAACGCGGCGCTGCCGCCTGGTGCGGCATGCGTCGTGGTGGCCTTCAGCGACGACGGCACCTCCACCGGCGCGTGGCCTGCCACTGTGGTGTGACCTGACACATGAGCATGCTCTACGGCCCGCTGCCGGGCATCTCCAACCACTACGGCTCGCCGGGCTTGGGCATGCTCGGGTCGGTGATCCGTGGCACGACAGGCCCCGGCGCCGGGCCGAACGGCGCTGGCTACCTCTACAACGACTGGGAGCCCGGAGACGACGCCAAGGAATTTCGCGGGCTGATCGTCACGCCCCCGACCTCGGGAACCTTCACGGCATACGAAGACGGCAGCTTCAGCTTCGTCGGCGCGCCGGATGGGGCATACAGCTTCACGTATCGCCTCTACGTCGATGGCAGCGATCTGGGCCTGACGACGGCGACCATCACCATCGGCGCCGGCAACCCTGTGCTGGCGGTCGCCATCGCGGGCGTGGCCGCGTTTACCGTCGCCGCCACGGGCAGCGTCGCTGCATCGAGCACCGCCGTCGGCTCCGTCCTCATCGAAGACCTGCAGTCGATCCTGGCCACGCTCAGCACAGGTGGGGCGTGGTACGGCGTGTGCACCGCCTCGCCTGTGCCAACGGAATACATCGTCTGGCTGCGCGTCGCCAGCTCGCCGAACGTCAGCCTGCTCGGGCAAAGCACCCTCCAAAACACCCGCGTCCAGATCGACATCTACGCGTCCACCGTGGCTCGCGCGACGGCCATCGAACAGACCCTTGAAACGGCCATGGCCTACAGCGGCATCACCAACGTGCCGCTGAGCAGCCAGGACGGGTACGAGCCCGACACCCGGCTCTTCCGCGTGATCAAGGACTACAGCCTCTGGGCGAAGAACTGATGGCCGACAACGACTGGGGCAGCACCCGCATCGACGGGCTGCGCGAGCTGAACGAGGCGCTGAAGCAGCTGCCGGCCAACGTGGCGAAGAACGTGCTGCGCGGCGCCACGAATGCCGGCGCCGCGGTGATCCGCGCCGAAGCGAAGCAGCGCGCCCCGGTCTACACCGGCTCGCTGATCTCGACCGACCACCCGCCGCCGGGCACGCTCAAGAAGTCGATCGTGCAGCGCCAGGTGCGCGAGCTGTCGAGCCAGGTGCAGCAAACCATCCACATCGGCGTGCGCAGCGGCAAGGCGCTGAAGGACAAGGCCGGCCGCAGCCTGGACGCCTACTACTGGCGCTTCGTCGAGTTCGGTACCAGCAAGATGGCCGCCCGCCCCTTCCTGCGCCCCGCCTTCGAGGCCAAGAAGCTGGCCGCCATCGAGGCGATCAAGAAATACATGGCCGAGCGCATCCCGCGCGAGGTCGAGAAGCTTCCCAAGGGCCCGCGCAAGTAGCGCAGGCCAACCCTTTCCGCAACCCGGCCCGCCACGTGCGGGCCTTCTTCTTTCTGGAGCATCACCATGCCCTCTTCCGCAATCTCGGCCCAGGGCGCAGTCCTGAGCATCGGCACCGGCTCTGGTGGTGCCAAGACCATCACCGGCGTGCAGGTCGGGTTTCCGACCATCTTCACGTGCTCGGCCCACGGCTTCGCCAACGGCGACAACCTGAACTTCAACAGCGGCTTCACCGGCGCCAACGCCAGCGCGCTGAACGGCCAGACCAACCTGGTGGTGACCAACAAGACCACCAACACCTTCGCCATCGACATCGACACCACCGGCCTGACCATCACCGCCGGCACCGCCACCGCCACGCCGACCACGTGGACGACGGTCAACAACGTCAAGAGCTACACCGGCTTCGACGGCGCGGCCAGCGAGCTGGACAAGTCCAACCTGTCAAGCACCGCCAAGGAATACCTGCTGGGCCTGGTCGACCCCGGCCAGTTCAGCATCGAGGTCGACACCGACCTGAACGACGCCGGACAGGCCGCCCTGCGCGCCAAGCAGCAGAGCGGCGCCATCAGCAGCTTCAGGCTGGTGCTGCCCGGCGCGGTCTCCAACCTGACCTACACCTTCACCGGCTACGTCAAGAAGTTCACGCAGACCGGCGGCGTCGACCAGATCGTCAAGAGCAGCATCGACATCCGCATCAGCGGCACCGTCACGCTGGCCTGACCGATGAGCCGCACCCTGACCCGGGCCGACATCGAATCGGCCAACGACATCCGCACCGAAAGCGTCGACGTGCCCGAGTGGGGCGGCGCGGTGGCGGTGCGCCAGCTCACCGGTGCCGAGCGCGACGCCTTCGAGGCCGGCCTCGTGCGCACCACGCCCGACGGCAAACGCGAGGCCGACCTGACCAGCATGACCGCCAAGCTGGTGGCCGCCTGCCTGGTCGACGGCGTGACCGGCGACCGGCTGTTCTGCGACGCCGACGTCGAGCGCCTGGCCAACAAGAGCGCCACCGCGCTGCGCCGGGTGTTCGAGGCGGCGCAGCGGCTCAACGGCATGGGCGCCAAGGCTGTGGAGGACGTGGAAAAAAACTCCGCGACCGGCCAGAGCGGCAGTTCTACCTGCGCCTGAGCCTGGTGCTGGGCGTGCCGGTGGGTCGGATGCTGCGCGAGATGACGGCGCTGGAAGTGGCGGAGTACATGGCGCTGGAGCGCATCGACGGCCCGATCGGTGAAGCCCGCGCCGACTTGCGCGCGGGCATCGTCGCCAGCGCCGTCGCCAACCACGGCATGAGCCCGCCGAAGACGCCGGCCCGGCCGCTGGACTTCATGCCGTTCCAGCGCCGGGTGACCACCATCAAGCTGGCCAACGCGGTCGAGCACGGCAAGCTTCTGGCGCGCTCGCTGTTCGGCGGCTTGCTGGGCAACAACAAGGACAAGCCATGAGCGGAGCACTCGGCTCGCTGGTCGTCGAGGTCGCGGCCAACGTCGCGCGGTTCCAGAGCGACATGGGCAAGATCGCCCAGATCGCCGAGAACCGCGCCCGGCAGATCGACAACGCGATGAACATCGTGTCCAACTCGCTCAAGGCCCTGGGCGCCGCGGCGGTGGTGGGGCTGACCTTCGAGAAGATGCGCAGCCAGGTGCAGGGCGCCATCGACTCGGCCGCCGGCCTGAAGGACCTGGCCGAACGCACCGGCGGCACGGTCGAGAAGCTGTCGGGCCTGGCCGGCGTGGCCAGGCTGACCGGCACATCCACCGATGAACTGGCCGGAGGCATCCAGAAGCTGGCGAAGGCCATGAACGAGGCTGAGAACGGCGGCAAGACGCAAACCGCCGCATTCCAGGCGATCGGCATCAGCACCAAAGAACTGCGCGGCCTGCGGCCCGACGAGGTCTTCGAGAAGATCGCCCGCAAGCAAATCGAATACGCGGACGGCGCCGGCAAGGTGGCCGTGATGCAGGCGCTGCTGGGCAAGAGCGGCGCCAACCTCATCCCGGTGATGAACGACCTGGCTGAAGCGGGCGACCTGCAAGTGAAGGTGACGGCCGAACAGGCCGAGATGGCCGACCACTACCAGAAGACGCTGACCAAGTTGGAGGCTGCGCAGGGAGCGGCATACAAGCGGGTGGCGATGGAATTGCTGCCGACCATGACGGCGTTTGCCGAAACGATGCTCGACAGCGCCAAGCAGAGCAATGTGCTTGTGGCCGGCGTCAACGCATTGGCACAAGACAACGGTCTGCGCACCTGGGCAGAAAACACGGCGCTGGCCATCGGCACCACCTATGAGGCGTTGATGGCGCTGGTGAAAACGGCGCGTGCGGTCGGTGGAAGCTTTCAGGCGGTGGCCGCCGACATTGCGCTGCCATTCCAAGTGGCTGCGGCGGCAGCCAGCTCGGGCAGCCTGTCGGAGCGATTGACCAACATCGGCAAGGCGGTGGTCGAGCGCAACAAGATCGTTCAGGATGCCAACGCGCGATACGAGGAGCTGTGGAGCGGCGACAAGACGGCCTTTACACGCGGGCTGCGCGAGCGCTTTGCCATGCAGCGTGCGGCCGAGATGGCGGCGGCAAACGGCCGCTTCCCCGGCATGCCTGGAGCCGACCCTCGCAAAGCGGTTGGCTACAACCCAAACGCCGGCACCGACTCGAAATCGCCGGGCGACCGCTTCGTCGAGCAACTGCAGCGCCAGGTGATGCAGCTGGAGCGCGGCCGCGGCGAGATGCTGCGGCTCGAAGCGGCACAGAAAGGCGTCAGCAAGGAAGCCGCTCCGTACATCCTGCAGCTGGAAGAGATCGAGCGCCGACAGGCCAACATCCGCCGCGTGGTCGAGCAGACCGCCCGCGACGAGGAACAGCGCGCCAAGGTGACCGGCTTCGTCGACGCCGGCAACGACATGGCCAAGTCGCTGATCCAGCAAACCGAGGCGATCGGCATGACGGCGCGTGAGCAACGCCGGCTGACCGAGATGCGCAAGATCGACGAAGCGGTGCAGCGCGCCGCCGTGGGCGCCACGATCGAGACCCGGCAGAAACTGGAGCACATCGCCGAGGTGATGCGCAACAACGTCGCCCGCGCACTCGACGACCTCGACACGAAAGAGCGCGCCTGGTCGACCGGCGCTGGCAAGGCGTTTGCCGACTACGCCGACACCGCGGGCGATGCCGCGAAGACCGCCGAGAACCTGGTGAGCGGCGCGCTGCAGCGCACCGAGGATGCGCTGGTGAACTTCGCCAAGACCGGCAAGCTGAGCTTCCGCGACCTGTTCGCCTTCATGGCCGAGGAATACATCCGCCAGCAGGCGCGCATGGCCATCGCCGGCATGACCTCCGGCGGCCTCGGCGGGCTGCTCAGCGGCATCGCGGGCGTCTTCAACCTGGGCATGGGCGCAGGCTTCAGCTACAACGACCTGGGCAACCCTGCGCACCTGGCCAACGGCCTGTCCTACGTGCCATATGACGGCTTCCCGGCCGTGCTGCACGAGGGCGAGCGCGTGATGACCCGGGCCGAGAACGCAGGGCAGGCCGGCGCCGCAACGACCATCGACATGAGCGGCGCGGTCTACAACATCGGGCAGGGCGTCAGCCGCTCCGAGGTAGTGACCGGCGTGCGCCAGGCCAACGCCGAGACCGAAGCGCGCATCCTGCGCCGCCTGCGCCAGCAGGGGGTGGCGGCATGACGGTCTACGCATGGCCCAGCACCTGGGTGCCGTCAGCCTTCGAGCTGCGCATCCTGCCCAACACCCGCACCTTCGTCGGCGCCTACACCCCGGTGGTGCAGGTGATCGACCTGCTGGGCGAGCGCTGGCAGGGCCGCATCGACCTGCCGCCGACGAACAGTCTGGACGAGGCCGGCGCCCGTGAAGCATGGTTCGACAGGCTGAAGGGCCAGGCCAACCAGTTCAGCCTCTGGAACTTCCGCCGCCCGGTCCCCCGGGGCACGGCGCGCGGCACGCTGACGCTGGCAGCTTCGGCGCTGCAGGGCACCAACAGCATCAGCGTAGCCGGTTGCCGACCCGCGAACAACCTGCTGCTGGGTGGCGGGTTCGAGGTTGACAGCAACACCGACGGCCTGGCCGATGGCTGGGCGCTCTACACGTCGGGCACGACAGGCACCACGTCCAAGGCATTGGCTGCCGGGCCGTTGATGGCCGGCGCTGTCGGCGCGCTGTATCAGGTGGTGCAGAGCGCAGCGCTGAACGGCGCTGTTGGCATCACCAGCGGCGCGTCCATCGCAGTCACGGCGGGGCTGCCCTATGCGCTCTCGGCCGACCTGTCGGGAACACCGGGAACGACGGTCAGCCTGTCGATCAACTGGCTGAATTCCTCGTCGGCCTACATCAGCGACGCAACCGCGACGGCCAGCCCGACGCTGGGCCGTCGTTCCGTCGTCGGCACGGCGCCTGTCGGCGCGACCTACGCGCTGATCTACTGCTTTATCCAGAGCAGCGCCGGCACGGGCGCACTCATCAACATCGACAACCTGCAGTTCGAGCAGGCGGCGGCGGCCTCGCCGAACGCCGGCCCCGCGACGCTGAACGCCGGCGACATGATCGGCGTGAACGGGCAACTGGTGCGTGTGATGGTCGACGCCACAGCCTCGGACATGGGGGTGGCCGCCCTTGAAATCCAGCCCAGGCTGCGCGCCGCGCAATCGTCAGGCGCGGCGGTGACCTGGAACCAGCCGACCTGCAACGTGATGCTGAAAACCGCCGACGGCGTGCCGACGACCTACCGGCCAGGCTTCGTCGAGGGCCTGAGCCTTGAATTCGTCGAGGTGCCCTGATGCGCACGCTGTCCGCGGGCGAGATCGCCGCCCTCTCGTCCACCGTTCTGCCGCTGATGATCCTGGTCGAGATGGACCTGACCAGCCCGCTGTACCTCTGCACCGGCGGCATCAACATCACGGTCGGCGGCAACAGCTACACCGGCGTCGGCCCGCTGGGCCGCGTGGATGCCGTGCAAGACAGCCCAGCCGAAATCAAGCCGCTCTCGTTCCAGCTGTCCGGCGTGCCGTCGTCGATGATCTCGCTCGCCCTGACCGAGCCGCTGCAGGGCAAGGCGATCCGCGTGAAGTCGCTGCTGCTGGACCCGGCGACCTACCAGCCTTTCACGCCTCGCCTGCGCTGGCAAGGGCGTGGCGACATCATGACCATCGCCGACGGCCCCGACACCGCCACCGTCAGCGTGAACGCCGAACACGGCGCCATCGACCTGCTGCGCGGCATGCCCTCCTACTGGTCAGACAGCGAGCAGCGACGCCTCTTCAGCGGCGACCCCAGCCTGCAGTACCTGGTCGACCAGGTCGAGCAACGCGTCGTGTGGCCAGCCGCCAGCTTCTTCAGAAAATGACCGAGCACGACCCGACCCAAGTCCAAACCACCGCCTGGCGCGTGAGCCTGCATGCGCTCATTGCCCAGCGCCTGCGCGCGCCGTTCGCCTGGGGCTCGCAAGACTGCTGCCTATGGGCCGCTGATGCGGTACTCGCCACCACCGGCACCGACCACGCTGCCGACTGCCGCGGCGCGTACAGCACGGCGACCGAGGCGCTGCGGCTGCTGGTCGGCCTGGGCGGCCTGCCCGCGGTGGGCGCACGCGCTGGCGATGCGATCCAGCCGCTCATGGCAGCCGAGGGCGACATCGGACTGCTGGTCGTCGACGGCCGCGAAAGCCTGGCTGTGTGCATGGGTCCCGGCTGGCTGGCGCCGACAGCAAACGGCCTGGCACTGCTGCCACTCGATGCGGCGCACCTGGCCTGGCGGGTGGCGCATGCCTGAAGTCGTCGCCGCCGCGATTGAATGGGCCTCGGCAGCCATCGGCACCGAGATGACGTGGACCGCGGGCGAGATCGCGCTGGCGTCGCAGGCCGTCGTGGCCGGCACATCGGTCTACGTCCTGCGCAGCCAGCAGCTCAGGGCCCAACAGGCCGCCCGTGATGCGTACAACGCCGGCCTGCGCGACCGCTACGTGATGACGCGCGGCACCGCCGAGGCCCGCCAGCTGGTGCTCGGCCGGCAGCGCGTGTCGGGACCGATCGCCTTCATGCAGAGCTACGGCGCCGACCGCAAAAGCCTGGTGATGGTGATCCTGCTGGCCGCGCACGAGATCGACGCCGTCGAGGCGATCTACATCAACGACGAACGGGCCATCCTCGACGGCAGCGGCAACGTGACCGGTGTGCAACGCCGCGACCGCTTCACGATGAGCGGCGCCACCGGCAGCTTCGACCTGAGCAGCGACCCGACCGGCGGCTCGGTGACCGCCAGCGTCGCCTACGGCACCACCGCGGTGACGCTGACGGTCGGCACCATCACCGGCCGCACCGTGGCATTGAGCGGCGGCACTGTCGGGCAGACCGGCACGGTGACCATCACCTACCAGCCGACGCCAAGCCCCTTTGCGGCAACTGCCGCAGGCGCCGAACTGCAAGCCGCGATCACACTCAACAGCAGCGGAAACGGCAGTGTCACGCTGCCATCCGCTCCGATCGCTGGCAGCGTGGTGGTGGTCTACAGCGTCGGCGGCAACCAGTTCAACGGCGTCAGCGACGTTGACATGACGTCTCTGTCGAGCGTCACAAGCTCGACGGTCACCGTCACTGGCGGCACGCCAGCTGCAACTGCCACGGTGAGCTACCGCACAGCGCAGTCGCCCAGCCGCCTGCGCATCCGCAGCTACCTCGGTGTATCGGGCCAAGCTGCTGACGCAGCCATCATCAGCGCCCTGCCAACCATGTGGACCAGCGCGCACGCCGTGCAGGGGCAGGCTTACCTGGTGGTCGAGGCCGACTACGACAGCGACGCCTTCTCGGGCGGCCTGCCGAACATCAGCGCGCTGGTGCGCGCCGCCAAGGTGTACGACCCCCGCACAGGCACCACCGCCTGGAGCGAGAACCCGGCGCTGCTTCTGCGCCACGCCGCGACCAGCAGCCTCTGCGGCCGGCTCGACACCTCGCTGATCAACGACGCCACCATCAGCGCCGCGGCCAACGTCTGCGACACCTCCGCCAGCTATGTGGTGAACGGTCAGACCTACGTGCGCAAGCTCTACACGGCCGGCACCGTCTGCAAGAGCGGCAGCCGGCCGAAGGATCTGATCGACGATCTGTGCCTCGCCATGGCCGGCCGCTGGTGTTTCGTGGACGGCCAGCTGCGCGTGCGCGCCGGCGCCTACGTGACCCCGCTGCAGACGCTGGACGAAACCTGGCTGACCGGTGCCGGCGTGCAGGTGCAGGCCCGCCCAGCCCGGCAGGATGTCTTCAACGTCGCCGCCGGCAAGTTCGTCGACGAGCGGGCCGACTACCAGCAGGTCGATTACCCCCGTGTCGCCGCGTCCACGTACATCACCGAAGACGGCGCCGAGCTTCCTCTGGAGCTTTCCTTCGGCTGTGTGACGTTCAGCGGCCAGGTGCAGCAGGTCGCCGCCGCCATGATGCGTGACGCCCGCCAGGGCCTGCGCGTCACCCTTGTGTGCAACATGCGCGCCTTCGCCGTCGAGCCCTTCGACGTGCTGAACGTGACCCTGGCGCGTTTCGGCTGGAGCAGCAAGCCCTTCGAGGTGCTGGATGTGTCGTGGACTCTGGACGGGGGCATCCAGCTGCAGCTGAAGGAGACCAGCAGCACCACCTGGGCCCTGGGCACCAGCTTCGCCGCATTCGACCCGGCGCCGAACACCCGGCTGCCGAACCCCTGGGCAGTGCCGGCCGTCGCCGGCCTGGCTTGCGCCAGCGGCACCAGCGAGCTGCAGATGATGGCCGACGGCACGATCCGCTCGACCATGAAGACGACGTGGACCGCCATCACCGACCAGTACGTCATCGACAGCGGCGGTGGTGTGGAGGTGCGCTACGGCCTGGCCAGCACGCCCGAGGCGCAGTGGAAAACCGTCGACGCGCCGCAGGCGACTGGCCTGGTGCGATTGGTCGACGTGCAGGACGGCCGCATCTACCTCGTGAAGGCCCGGGCCTACACCGCGCTCGCGCACGGCGCATGGTCCGCCGTGGTGTTGCACAAGGTCGTCGGCAAGGCCGCGGCGCCTGCCAACGTCAGCGGTTTGTCGGCGGCGGCAGCGCCCGGCGGCGTGCTGATCACGGTGACGCCCAGCACCGACCTCGACGTGCGCGCCGGCGGCAACCTGGAGCTGCGCACCGGTGCATCCTGGGCAGCTGGCACGCGCATCTTCCGCGGACCTGTGGACCGCTGGGTGTGGACCTGGCCGACCGCCGGCAGCTACACCATCCGCGCCAAGTGGATCGACAGCAGCGGCAACGAGTCGACGAGCGACGCCAACGTGTCGGTGACAGTGGGATCGGGCAACCTGATCAGCACCAGCAACATCGCCAGCGGTGCCGCAACCACGGTGTACGACTTCACCATCGTTGCCGGCCCCATCACCCGCACCAACATCGGCTGACCGACCATGCCCGCAGGATCTGGAATCGTCGCATCGGCGACGCTGACCCCCGACGCCGCTGGCCAGTTGGTGGCGACCATCACTTTCGAGTGCGCGGGCCGCAGTGGCAGCGACTGGGGTGCTGCCTTCACATCGACGCCGTACTGCACGCAGAACGGAACGACCAACTACGGAAACGCCAAGCCGATGAGCACCACGCGCGGCGCCCAAACGTTGCGCGGCGTCTTCAGCGTGACTGCCGGCACCGCCGTAGAAGTCGGCCTGTACGGCACGATCAGTGGCGCCGTCGCCGCCGACTGGTGGGACATCCACATCACGGCCGAGCTGATCAAACTCTGAAAGGACCACCCATGCAAGCCCTGCAGACCCTTCTGGCCCGCGCGCTGCTGCGCCTGGCCATCGCCACTGCGCCGACCGAGCAAGCCGACAAGCTGCGCGAGGTCACGCGGCCGATCTGGAGGCCGACGTGACCGCTCGTCGCGACCTGGCCCAGGCCGCGCTGCTGCTGGCTGCCACGGTGGCTGCATCCATCGGCTGGCAGTGGGCACCCGACAAGCCGCAGGCCGGCGCTGGCCTGGCCTACGCGCTGGCGCTGGTGCTGACCGCCATGCTGCGCGGCCATGTCGGCAGGCTCACGGGCTACGTTTGCACCTACGGCCTGGGCTATCAGGCCAGCGGGCTGGCCTGCGTGCTGTGGTACCCGCGCCTGTCGTCCCGTGAGCTGGGCGTGTGCGACGAGGGTACCGGCCTGCCGGTGGGCCTGCTGTACTGCATCGGCGCGCTGCTGGTGGCGGCCGAGCTGCTGGCAGGAAGGGGCAGGCCATGACGGACCACGCCGCAATCGTGCAGGGCATGGCGGCCGGCGTCGGCGGGGCGGTGCTGGCGCTGTTGGGAGTGGATGCCCCGACGCTGACGGCAGCACTTTTCGGCTGCGCCCTCGGTGCGCTGTTCGCGCCGCCGACGACCAGACTCAAAGCCGTGCTGCTGTTCTTCGCTGCGGTGGCGGCCTCGGCCATCGTCGCGTCGGTCGGCGGCCCGCTGTTGGCCGCATGGATGCCGGGCCTGCCCGCGGCAGCCTGGGCGAAGGGGCTCGCGCTCGCCGTCGGGATCTTCCTGCATCCGGTCATCCAGGCCGGCAGTGCCACCGTGCCGCGTGTCGTCGGCGCGGCTGCTTCATGGATCGAGCGAAAGGGCACCCAATGAGCTGGGCCGATATCCTGACGATGACCGTCGCCGCCCTGGCGGCCCTGGAGTGCGTCACGGGCCGGCTCGCCGCGCTGCACTGGCGTGAGCATCGGCACTCGCTGCTGCTGGGCTACCTGGCCGCCGCGGTGGTGTGCATCCTGGCCGCCTCGCTGGTCTGGCAGCGCGTGGATGCGCGCTGGCTCGATGTCGCGGCCTGGGTGATCGCCGCGCACCTGGCCGTCACCCTGGGCGACTGGCGCACCGGCCCGCCGCTGACGGCCTACAGGCCACGGCCGCTGCGGTACGGGCCGGGCGACCTGGCGCCAAGCAGCCAGTTCGACGACGGCAGGCGGTGATGCTCCAGCCCTCGGCCCACGTCCCCGCCTCCCTGGCGGCCGAAGTTCCCTGCGACGGCGGCCGGCTGATCCTGGCGCTGTCCGAGCCCGGCGACAGGCTGGTTATGCTGCTGTCTGCTGATCGGCCGGTGGCGGTGCTGGATGCGGCGGCAGTGGATGCGCTGCTGCAGGCGCTGGGCGAGGTGGCGGGGCGGATGGCGGAGTAGGCCGGCGCGATCACGCCCTCGCATCGCTGCGCGTGTCCCGTGGTCGCCCACGACTGCGCCGGCCTGGTCGACACTTTGCTGGGTGCGGGCGGCCGGCGCTATCCCCCTTCGGCGGGCCCCTGATCCGGTGGAGGCTTGTCGCCGGCCCGGTGATGCCCCGGGTACTCGCCCAGCGGGTGGACCCGTCGCGCCTCCTCTGTGCCCGGGATGCGCTCGGCCGCTGGGTCGGCCTGCAGCGCCTCGGCCTCGGTCATGCGGTAGCGCGTGGCCACGCGCCGGCCCATGTCGTCGGTGATGCGCCAGCGCCAAAGGGTGATCGTGAGCATGGCGCCAGGGTAGGGCGGCGGTGGCTCAGAAACTGCGCCAGGGTGATTCCTGGGGTAATTGATGGGCAATGCCAGGCGCTTGCAGGGCATCGCTACCTATGAAGCCCCAGGTATTCAGCGCCCCTTATTACCCTGCCTGACCCATGAAAATAGGTTCGAGTCCAATCGCGCCTACCAAATGCAAAGCCCCGTAGGTTATTGAATCTACGGGGCTTTTTCTATTTCGGCGGGTTACTTGTTGGCGACCTGGGGAGATTCCAGGGTAATTCCAGTCATCGCCTTGGCCAGCAGGCGCTTCTGGCTACCGCCGTCGGCGCCGGGTATCCAGCGGGCGTAGACCTGCAGCAGCATCTGCATCGAGTGCCCGGCCTGGGCCGCGATGTAGGCCGGGTTCACGCCGGCCATCAGCGCCACGGTGCACCAGGTGTGCCGAGTGCAGTAGGCCCGGCGCTGCCGGATGCCCAGGCGCTTGAGCGACGGCTTCCAGTAGTGGTCCCGCTGGCTGCGCTCGTCGTGCCAGGGCCTGCCGGTCACCGGGTTCTCGAACAGGTCGATCTCGTGGCCGTCGTCGTCGCGCTTCAGCTCGGTGAAGGGGCGCATGGCGCGCAGCGCCTCGATGGCCTGCGGCACCAGGTCGACATCGCGCACGGTGTGCGTCTTGGTGCCGGCGCGCTCGCTGCCCTTGAAGGTGCGCACGCGCTGCACGCGCAGCTGCTGCCGGCGCCAGTCGACATCCTCCCAGCGCAGGGCGATCAGCTCCTCCGGCCGCATGCCGGTGAAGAAGGCGGCGGCGAAGTAGGCCCAGATCCGCACGTCGTGCCGCTTCTTCAGGTCGGCCAGGATCAGGTCGCGTTCTTCGGCCGTCAGCGGGTCCGGCGGGCGCTTCACGACGCGCCGGTTCTCGACGCCGATCATCGGGTCCAGCGTGGCCAGCGCGCCGCGGTAGTGCAGGCCCAGGATGCCGCGAAGCGGGATCAGGTAGTTGTTCAGCAGCTTCGGGCTGGCCCACGGGTGGCCGCCGATCTTCGTGGCGATCACCTCGTGCGTCAGGCACTCGACCGGCGCCTCGGCGCCCAGCAGGCCCTTCCAGACCTCGACCGCGTTCTCGTACTGGCCCCGGGTGGCTGCGGTGAGCTCGCCCTTGGTGGCCAGCCAGGCGGTGGCCAGCTTGCTGAAGGTGCGGACCTCGGCCGGCTGCTGCTGGGCCCGCGGCGAATCGGGAAAGTGGCGCGCCAGCTCAAAGGTGCCGGCGCGGATCTCGGCGCGGATCTGTGCGATCACCCGGTGTGCGTGCTTGATGTTCGCCGCGGTTGGCGCGATGGGCTTGCCGCCGCTGGTCAAGGTCTCGCGGTGCGCCCGACCGCCGATGCTGAAGGCCAGGCGGATGCTGGCCTCGCGGATCTCTACCCCGCTGCCGTTGCGACCCATTCGGTGTACCCCTTGATGCTGATCAGGATCGAGCCGTCGGGCGCCTTGCGCCAGACCGCGCCTTCGCGCCACACGCCGTCAGCGATCTTCCGACGGATGGCCTTCTCGGTGTAGCCGGTGATCACCGCGGCGAGGGAGATGCGGACGAAGGGGGCGGGGGCCACCATCATGGCGCTGGCCTCGTTGGCAGCCAGCTCGCCGCGGCGGTGGATGGGCTGCTCGGATGGCATCGATAGTGCGCTCAAGGAAACATCTCCAGCGTTCCCGCCTTCGTCCGGCGCGTGGCCTGGGCGTTGGCGCGGTGATGGTCATGGTCATAGGCCAAGTGGTGCCGCTGGCACATGGCGGCCAGGTTCTCCGGCGCGCAGTTCTCGGGCTGGTGGTCAAGGTGAGCCACGGTCAGCACGATGACGAGGATCTTGTAGTCGCCATCCTCGTCGCCGAAGCGGGCGAAGTGTTCATCAGCCGCACGCTGGCGGCCTTCGCCGAACGTCTCACACGGGCCGTAGATGCGCACCCAGCGCGGGCCGCTGTCAGCAAGGCGCCACCAACCAACGTCGTACTGCTTCGCGCGGCACCCTGCGTGCTGGCAGCCCCAAGCGGCACGCTCCTTCGCTTCCAGGCTGATCGCTTTCCAGTCTGCCGGGTAGCGTCTCAGGTTCTCTGGCTTGATCGGCATCAGTAGCTCCGGAAAGTCTTGGTCAGATCGGCGCTGACGGCCTTGCCGCGGCGCCGAATCATGTTGGCCAATCGGGCACGGTCGGCGTGGCTGGCCGGCGCCTGGCGCAACAGGCCGAAATAGCTGTTGCCCGACTGATGCAGTTCGGCGCGGGGCATCACCTGTAGGCGCTCGATCGCACTGGCCACGGTGCGCGGCCGGGTGCGACGGCACCACGGCTTGATGACCTGGCCGACGAAGTCGACGCCGCGATCGACCGGCTGCAGGATGGTTTTGGCCGGCTGCAGGCGCACGTGCAGCTGCTCGGGCAGCCAGTGCGTCAGCGTGGCCAGCGTCTGGCTCAGCCACGCCGATGAAGGGTGCACCAGCACGAAATCATCGACGTAGCGGACGTAGTGCGGGGCGCGCAACCGGTGCTTGGCGAACTGGTCAAGATCGTCCAGCAGCACGTTGGCGACGAACTGTGACGACAGGTTGCCGATGGGCAGGCCGTGTGCCGCCGGGGCGTTGAACAGGCTCTTGTGCGGGGGCACCAGCTGCAGCAACTCGCGGCGGCCGCGTACCTCCACGTCGCCGCGCGGGTCGTGCATCAGCACCGTGCTGGCCAGAGCCATCCACCACGGCTCGTGGATGCGGCGGGCCAGCTGGCGCAGCAGCACCAGCTTGTCGATCGACACGAAGAAGTTGGCCAGGTCGCACTTGAGGTAGTGCGCCGGCTGCGACCAGTTCTGCGTGGCGCTGCGAATCTGGTGCTCGAGCCGGCGAGCGGCGTACAGCGTGCCGCGGCCAGGGATGCAGGCGCAACTGTCGGCGGTGAACGCCGCGTGGAAGCGTGGCGCCACGTGGTTGTAGAGCAGGTGGTGGACGATGCGGTCGCGAAACTCGGCCGCCCACACCTCGCGCGGCCTGGGCCGCGTGACGACGAAGCAGATCGAGCGGCCGGGCTGGTAGTGGCCGCCGATCAGCTCGTCGTGAAGGTCGCACAGGTTTGCTTCGAGGCGGGCCTCGAAGGCCAGTGCGCTGGCGCTGTTGCGCTTGGTGCGTCGGCAGTCGATGTAGGCGACCACCAACGCTTCGAACAGGTCTGGATCTGCGGACGGCGCGGGCACGCGCCTCGAAGCTCTTGTCGTTGTTGTTCTGGTTGCCGTTGTTGAAGTTCTGGTTCCAGGCATACGAGCTGTCGTCGTGCTATCTACGTCGCCCTGCCGAAGGCCGTGGCCGATCAGTGGGGAAACTGCGCCGGGCCTGGCCTGCACGCTGGCAGCGGTCTCCGTGGTGCGCATGGCGGTGGCCTCGTGGGCCAGCGGCACGACCAGATTCAGATTGCGCACGGGCATGAGGGCCTTGACCGTCATGCTGCAGGCGCCCGGTTCGCTGCGGACTTGAGCCATCCGCCACCCTGCTTGCCGATGCTGTCGAGCAGCGTCACCGACTCGGCCCACAGCTTGTGCGACACATACCGACTGTCGTGGCTGACCCGCAGCAGCACAGTGGCGGCGCGCAGGTGCTTCATCAGCTCGCCGATGTTGGCCGCTCGCTCGGCGTGCTTGGTGGCATTGGCCAGTGCCATCAGGTCGAGCATCTCGACGCAGTGCTGGCTGATCTTGTCGCCCAGCGAGCGCTTCACGCCGCGCGGCATCTGCTGCTGCACCTTGACGGCGAGAGCGAGCAGCTGGACGCCAGTGCGGTAGATCGGCAGATCGGTGTGCAGGGCCATGGCTCAGGTCAAAAGGACTGAAGGATCAAGCGGGGAATCTGCGGACGGCGCGGGCACGCGCCTCGAAGCTCTTGGCGTCGTAGTCCTGGTAGCCGTTGAGGAAGCTCTGGTTCCAGGCAAACGAGCTGTCGCTTTCATGCTCCTGGCCGGACCAGTACCACCGGGGCTGGAACTCGCTCTTCAGGTTGGCGTAGAGCAGGGCCTGCTCCTGCCGCGTCGGCAGCTCGCCACCGGCCTTCTCGGCCCATGCCTTCGCGTCGGTCCAGCCGATGTCCTCTGCTTCGCCGGGCAGCAGGATCAGGTGATGGCTGGCCAGGCCGTCAGCGTCCAGCACCAGGCCGGCATAGCGCTCGCCGGTGCGCATCTCGATCTGCGCCTCGCGCAGGATCAGCAGCTTGGGCGCTGCTGCCTCCAGCGCCGCGATCATGGCGCCCAGCTTGGTGTGTTCGGCCTTGACGGCCTCCAAGGTGATCATCGTCACAGTGAGTCTCCCGTGAGGTTGAAGGATTGAAGGATCAAGCGGTGAGCTGAATCAAGCGGACGGCGCGGGCACGCGCCTCGAACCACTTGACGCTGAAGCCCTGGAGGCCGTCGCTGAAGCCCTGGCCCCAGGCACACGAGCTGTCGAGATCCTCGCAGGTCCAGTGCCACCGCGGCTCGAATTCGCCTTTCAGGGTGGCGAACAGCTGCGCCGACACCGGGCGCGCTGGCAGCTCGGCGCCCAGCTTCTTGGCCCAGGCTATCGCTTGCTTCCACGTCATGTCCTTGGCCGGCTTGTCGGCCAGCAGGACAACGGCGCAGTGCGTGCCGTCGGGCTTGGTGGTGATGCCGGCGAAGATGCCAGCATCCAGGGGTTGGCCAATGGCCGGGAGGTCGGAGAGGTTCAAGGATTGCTCCTGGGGTTGTGCCGGCTTGCCGGCGGGATTGATTCGGGTGGGGCTGAAGATCAAGGCTTGCCCCAGAGTTCATCTATCTGCGCGCGCCGCTCGGCCAGGAAGGCCAGGCGTGCTTCGTAGTCCTGTCTGTCGGTCGGGTCGATCACCAGCTCGCGGTAGTCCACGCGCTCGAAGACGATGTCCTGGCAGCCGTAGCGGCCGCACATGGGCTGGTAGCCGAAGTGCGGGCCGAAGAGCGGCCGGAACAAGATCGAATTGCGCGTGGCCCGGTACCGCCAGTCGATGCCCTGGCGCGTCAACACGGCGCGCAGGCGTTCGATGGCCGGCTGCTGGCGCGCAGGTACGCGGCGCGGTGCCAGGGGCAGGGCAAGCTGGTTCATGCGGCCTCGCGCAGCGCCTGGCGCTCGCTGTAGTTCGCCCGCACGATGGCCTCGGCCAGCGGCGGGCACACGCTGTTGCCGCACATGCGGACCTGGGCGGCCTTGCTCAGCGGCCGGCCGTCGGCGCCGCGGTCGATCACGTAGCTGGCAGGGAAGCCCTGCGCGGTGTACAGCTCGCGCGGCTGCAGCATGCGCATGCCGATGTCGGCGATGGCGTGCGGCACGCCGTCGACCATCACCAGCGCGAAGCGGGGCTTGGTGGTGACGGTGTGCAGCGGGTCATCCAGCGGCGTGTCCTGGTCGCTGCCGTAGTAGGCGGTCAGGAACGCGGCCACCAGGGCGTGGTGCGTGCCGCCAGCGCTCACGGTGCTGAGCGGCTGCTGCACGCTGTGGGCCGACCGATGCGCCGGGCTGGTGCCGCGCAGCGGGGCGATGGTGGCGCCGACCAGGCTGTGGTGGTCGCTGGTCGTCACCGTGCCCAGCGGCTGCATCACGCCGTGGCCGGTGACGCCGCCGTAATGCTTGGCCAGGAACGCGGCCACCAGCGCATGCTTCTGGCCGCCCACCACCGTGCCCAGCGGCTTGTCAATGCCGGGCACCCGCGGTGCCTGGCCGGGGCGCTCGCCGTAGCCGGTCTGCACCAGCGTCGGCACGGCCAGCATGTGCTCGGCCTTGGTGGTGACGGTGGTCAGTGGCGTGTCGACGCTGTTGCTGTAGCTGCCGTTGCCGCCGGTCTGCCCGATGCGCACGATGAACGGGTTCGCCGCCTCGACCACGTAGCGCATCACCCCGCGCGCCACCCGGCGCAGCGTGGCTTCGACCAGCGGCCGCTCGCGCTCGAAGATCGAAGGGCACGGCAAGCCCCAGTCGATGCAGTCGGCTGCGGTGCGCCAGGGCTGTAGGCCGCTGCCCTTGGCCGGCTTCGCCGCGTGCGTCGGTGCAGGCCAGACGATGGGCTGGCCGTCGCAGCGGGCGACCAGGAACAGCCGCTTGCGGATCGTCGGCGCGCCGTAGTCGCAGGCGCGCAGCTCGCGCCACTCGACCGCGTAGCCCAGGTTGCGCAGCTCGGCCACCCAGCGGGCAAAGCTGCGGCCGCGACGGTCAGGGCAGGGCGTGCCGTCGGCCAGCAGCGGGCCCCAGTGCTGGAACTCTTCGACGTTCTCCAGGCTGATGACGCGCGGGTGCTGGCCGGTGGGCTTGAGCAGCCGCACCCACTTGACCACCACGCTGGCCAGGCCGCGCCGGCGGCGGGCCTTGTCGCGGTCGCGGTGCGGCTTGCCGCCCCTGGCCTTGCTGTGGAAGGTGCAGTCGGGGCTGGCCCACAGCAGGCCGATGCGGCGGCCGGCGGTGACCACGCGAGGGTCGACCTCCCACACGTTGCTGACGTGGTGCTCGGTCTGCGGGTGGTTGGCCTGGTGCAGGCTGACCGCCTCGGGGTCGTGGTTGACGGCGATGTCGACGTGCCGGCCGATCGCGGCCTCAATGCCGGTGCTGGCGCCGCCGCCACCGGCGAACAGGTCGACCACCAGCTCGTCGGACAGCGGCAGGATGAATTGCGGCTTCAGCATGCGATCACCGCCCTCAAGCCAGCCGCCACACGCCATGCTTGCCGTCCGGCAGCACGCGGGTGGTGACCTTGACGCCCAGCTTGCGGGCGCGGGCCAGCAGGCTCTTGGCCTGCTTCTCCGTCAGCTCGGCGCAGTAGCCGGGCTCCATGCGCTTGAGCAGGGCGCCATAGCGGTCCAGGCCCGCCGCGCCGCGGCTGGCGGGCGGCAGCGGCACGCCCTTCTTGATGACCACCGCAGCAGGGTCCAGCACGGTGTAGGTGCGGCTGGCCTGGGCGGCCTGCTTCGCCTGCCGGCCGGCGTCGAACACGCTGGCCGCGGCGCCGGCGGGCTTCTCGATCGTGGTGGCCGGCACGCGGCGCTGGATGGCGGTTTCCATGGCGGTCTCCGTTGGGGTCAGTGGGTGGCGGCCTGGCCGCTGGGCATATCCGCCCAGCCGGTGACGCGGCAACCGCCGGTGCCATCCGACTCGGGCGTGCGCTCCATGCGGTCCCCGGTGCTGGCATCGATCCAGTGCGAGCCGCTCCACCAGCCCGGCCACGTGTCGCTGTGGCCGTCGCTACTGGTGAAGCGGACCAGCACCGCGATCTCGGCGTCGGGCATGCCGTCGTCCGGCAGGTCGTGCCAGGTGATGGTCTCGGTCTGCACGCTGCGGCCTTCAGCTGGCGGTGGCGCCGCCCATCAGCAGGGGCGTGCCCGCCGGCAGGCCCAGCTGCACCTTCTCGATCAGCTCCTTCGCCGCAGCCTCGTGCACGCGGTCGGCCCGGATCAGTTCGTACCAGAAGCCCACCTTGCCGCTGGCCTGGCGGTACTTCAGCCGTGCGTCGATGCGGTAGCCCGGGCCAGCCCAGAACACGGGGATGCCGATCGCGAACTTCTCGAACAGCTGCATCCGGGCCTCGGTGTCGGCATCGTTGTCGTCGATGAAGTCCAGCCGCGTGCCGCCGCCCTGCAGCTTGACCACGCTCTTGATGCGCTTCTCGCTGTTGGCCTCGAAGGCGGTGGCCATGGCCATCATCTGCAGGCTGTTGGGCATGCCGTCGACGTTGGCGATGTCGGTCTCGTGGCGCTCCAGGAAGCTGGCGAAGTCCAGCTGCGCCATCGCGTTCTTGCTGCCGTTGGCGGCCGTCCAGGCCTTCCATTCGGCGCTGGGCTCGGGCGTGTAGGTTGCGCGGTGGCCGCGCCAGCCCGGCATCGCCTGGGCGCCGAAGTCGTCGAACACGGCCTGGAAGCTCAGCGCGAAGCTCTGCGGGTTGAACGTGCACCAGATGACGGTGGCGTCGCTGCGGTGCCGGGCGATGTAGGTCAGGAAGCTGTCGACATCGGCCATGGCCACCTGCAGCTTGGCGCGGCGCGGCGCGGGCAGCAGGCGCTCCAGGTCGACCTCCTTCAGGTCGGTGCCCTTGGGCACGGCATAGAGCTTCACGCCGTCGGCATTGCTCTTGTCCAGGGCGCCGACCAGGCTGGCCTTGGGGAGCACTTCGGCAAGGGTTGCGGCGATGTTGGTCACGGGTTCGGTCATGCGCGGCTTACGGGGTTGCGGAA